CGCCCGGAATAGGCGGTATTATTGGCGGCGCACTTGGTCAGGGAGCACAACACGCAGCAAGAGGCAAGAGTGCACTCGGTGGAGCTTTAAAAGGAGCGGGTATGGGGGCAGCTCTTCCTTCGGTTGCTTCAGGGCTTGGATGGGGAGCAAGTAAGCTAGGTAGCACGGCTATTGGTTCTAGTCTTAGTAATTACGGCAGTACTAATGCGATATTGCCTGCTTTAGGCATGGGGAGTTCTGGTGGTAATAGTGGTTTCTTTGGGCTTGGAGGAAGTAATCCTTATGTAAGTGGTGGTCTTAGCGCTGCGACTGCACTTTCGCAAGGAACGGCTACAGGAAGAGGTCAAGGTTTAGGTGTCAGTAGCGGGGATTATGCAGAGAACTATTATAATTACATGCTTGATAGACAGAAAAGACAAGACAATATGGGTTTTACCGATAAATTACAAGATTATCTAACACAACCCGGAAATTTATTAACACTTGGTACTACTGCTGCTCAGTATTTGGGTAGAGAAAAACCAAAAAGTCCAGAAAAAATAGCAGAAGAAGAGCGAAGATATCGCAACGCAAGTCGTAAGACTATTGCCGAGGTTGAAGCTGACGAGGCTTTAGAAACTGCACGTGCCGATTTACAAAAAAAGCAGAAAAACAAGCGTTTAGAAGAAGATATAAAGAACATGGGTTCTGTTAAAAGGCGAGTTGTATCACCTGAGGAGTTTGCAAGAACGGGGCGCTGGCTTGAGTATGAGGATGATGAAGGGCGGCTGCTTAGAATGAAAGGCGGCGGGAGTATTAAAGATCAAGCAGCTAGATCAGAGGTAATAAACAAGGGTAAGCAATTAACAGATGATATTATTGCTAAAAACCTAAGCCAAAACAATGGCAAATTGGATGAAAGGAGTTTAATTGGAGAGTTTTCTAACTTAACTCAAATCTTAGGATTAACTGAAGCAGAAAGAAATACTTTAGAAAGATATAGTGAAGGTTTATTTAAGAATCTTCAATTTACAGGTGATCCTGGATATTTTTATAGACAAACTCATAATATTCCCCAGATGAAAGGTGGCGGTAGCGCGCATAGTCCTTATGCTTATTTGACGGAAGAAATTTATTATCCTGCAAGTCCTATAGGTTATTTAAGCGGTGATAGTGGGGGACAGGATGATTTAATTGATGCAAGGCTTAGCGACGGAGAATATGTGTTTGATGCATCGACAGTATCTGATTTAGGGGATGGTAATAATGCAGCTGGAGCACGCAAGCTTGATATGTTCCGCGAAAATATCCGCCGGCATAAAAGAGGTGGAAAAGTAAATCTTCCTCCTCGTTCAAAGTCTTTAGAGAGTTATTTGAGGGGATAATATGAAGAATTTAAATGACCTCAGAGAGCAAGCCTTAGCCGTTATTAATCGTGATATAGGGCGAATGGTAAGCAACCAAGCGCCTGTATATAGGGGAAAAACTAGCGTTCCGATGTCTGCTTTAACGCAGAAGAAACGAATGCTGGAAGAGCAGTTTAATAGCTCTCCTGCTCCTTACTCTATGGAAGCAAGCGGTGTTTTAAGTAGAACGCCGCAAGGTTTTAATGAGGGGCAGAAAACCTCTTTACTGGATATACTTAGGTCAGGTCAAAGACGAGTGGGTGATACCGGATGGAAGCTGATGGGAAAGCAGTTTGGAGATAGGACTAATAGCAGACAATCGGGGTTTTATAATAAATTTGATAAGAATCTAAATAAGGGTCTTGATTTATCACGTGTCGGTATAGATGCCTTAAGTAGCGATGCACAGAGTCTTGATTCTGAATTTAATTCCGGACTTGGCAATAGTTTAAATGCACTTGGGAACGCCGAAAAGGCAAAGAGAGCAGGACTTACTAATATGCTGGGGCAATTCGGCAATCAGCAGCATATATATTCACATTTGGCAAATTCGGCAGATAAGAATAAGTTTTACGAAGAATTAAATGCCCCAAAGCAAAAGATGAAGGCATTATATAATATAGTAAATAGCGGTGGTGATCCGGGTAGCATGGGGCCTTATGGTGAAGCAGCAGCAGTTAAAGTGCTTGAAAAAGGGCTAAATCTTTATAATAGCCCGACTCCCACTTATAGTGGCTCAAGCGTAGCTAATGTGCCGGAAGAGTTAGCCACCTCGCATCGCTTACTTGGGGAACTATCGCATGATTATAATGATTCCTCAAGGGAAGCAAGAGATAGGCTTTATGGCTCGTTAATGGGGAGAGAGAATGTTGGAACGCGTGCTATTGGTGATTTACCTACAATTTATAATCCGCAAGTAGATCATCTTGATGCTGATACCAAACGTCTCTTAAAAGCTGAAAAAGCAAGAATTAGTATGGATCATGAGCGAAGAGGTACTTATGGATCGCAGTCGCATTTATCACAAACCGAGGATGCTATCAATAGAATTGCTAAAAGTCGTTTTGGCAATAGAAACAATCTCTTGCAGGATGTACTTCGGGGGAGAATGAGCAGTTTTAATAAAAGCGACATGAATGATTTAAATCGGTTAAATAGTTTAGGTCAGCAAGGATTGTCAGAGTATCAGGACGTACTTGGTAAGATTAGCGGAATGAACCAGCTAGGAGTAGACAAATGGCTAAATACGCAAGATGAGTTAAATCAAAAACGTGAGCGATTTGAAGAAGAGAGGAATCAGGAATGGCCTGGGGGGTCGGGTACTGATATTGTCAAATACAATGTAAGCCCAGAAATCAGCAGTATATTTGCAAATCCTAGTGTCAGTAGTAACCCATCTGTTTATACCCCATCTTTAAGGCCTAATATTCATGCTTTGGCACAATATGCGCAGACTGTACCGGTAAGTCATAGCGAGACGGAGCTTGAGAGCAACCTAAATCAGGATATGGGAGGTATTAAGAATTATGCTGATTTTGAAAATACTAAGATTCAAAGAAAGAAGGAAGAAGAAAGGCAGCGAGTTTTAAAGAGTATGTCAGAGGCTGAAAGAGTTAAGGAGTTAAATAGATTATATCTTGAAAGATTAGAGCAATATAAAGAAGCGGCAGCTAAGAGAGATAATTTATACAACAGTTCTGTAGTTAATGGTGTTAATGCTTTTTCATGGTCTAAGTCTAATCCAAGCCGTGATTTTAATTCCTTTCTTAAGCATTCCTTAGGCGTACCGGATAACACACCTGATAATGTCAGAATAATCAGTAATTTAAATAAGAATCTACCTTTGTATTTAGAAGAGGTAAAAAGAGCTGATTATTATTGGGATCAATATAATAAATACTATCAGGATATGATGCAATTAAAAGGGCAAATGAACTCAGAAGAGGAAAGGCAAAGACTTTTTAAAATAGCCGAAGAAAATCGTATCAAACAAGAACAGGAGCAAGCCCGTATCGTTGAAGCGGAAAGAGTGCGGCAAGAACAAGTTAGAGTCGAGCAGGCAAAAGCTAATGATAAACAACAAAAATTAAAAGAGATACAGGATATAAGGAATGCTCTTAATGTAGTTACTGGTTATTCTCACTCACATTCTGTTAGTAATCCTTTAGGCAAGCATGCCTTTTATACTCCGAAATACGGTGAGTTAGTAAGAGATTTTACCAATGTAGTAAAAAACACTCAATTTAAAGACTTATTTGATTATGACTCAAATGGGATGGTTGCTGATCCTCGTATGTTTGTAAAGTTAGATCAGGTTATGGCGCAATATGAAGAACCAAAACCTTTGTTAGTAAAAGGTTTAAACAAAGAACAATGGATACAACAGATATTAAACAACCCTAATCGTAAACCTAATACTCCTTTACCATCCATGGAGAATTTAACAAAAATGTTTAATGATATAGCACTAAGAGAACAACAAACGGCAAAATGGCGAGAAGCGTGGTCAAAATGATTTAGAGTGTTTTTGTAAATGTAATAATAACTATAAGTATGGAAGAAGAAATATTAAATCGCATGCAAGCAGTGCCTGAAAGAAGAAATCCTTTTGACGAAGGAATAGCAAAAGCAGTTAGCAGTACCCGAAGCAATTTAGGGATGAGTAGGGATCAGGAGCATAGAGCAATAAATAATGCGTTACTTGCTCTTGGTAATGGTTTAGCTAGCGAGCCTATCCAGCGTGGGTTTAAAAACAATTTAGGAGTAATAGGGCGGGCGATGAATCCTGCGCTTAGTGCTTATAACACTAGCGAGGATACAGCTATTGCCGAAAATCAGAATATTGCTAATCAAATATTACAACATCAAAGAGCAGAGCAAGCTTTAGCCGACAGCAGGGAAGATAAAGCCTGGCATCGTAAATTCCAGGAAAGGCAACTCGCGGAGACTAAGAGACATCATAATTTATTGGATAATTTTAGAAGAGATAAAAGAGAAGAGAAAAGTTTATTAAATAATTTTAAGAAAAGTAAAGAAAAGCAAGAAAAGCAGGAAGCTTTAGAAGAGTTGAAAGGAATGCTGACTCATGCAGAAAATACTGTTACGAACCTTGGCTCTGAAGGAGAGCGATCACTCTTAGCAAAAAACTTCAGGTCAAAATTCAGCAATCAGGAATATAGTCCGGATCAGGCAAAAATTTGGGCAATAGGTGAGGTATTACGCGGGAAATTGAATAAAGCTTTTAAATATACTAATCAGGAGGAATTTAAACATATACCGACAATATCGCCTGATAATGATATGGCAACAAATTTGAACGTTATTAATGATTTAAGAGCTATGCTCGGTATAAGTGGTGATGAAGGAGTTAAGAACGTTAACAACAGCGATAGGGTTTTAATGGTTGATCCGATAACAGGTGTAAAAGATTGGGTTCATAAAGATTGGGTGCAAGATGCCATAGATAATGATGGTTTGCAGGTAGTTAATGAGTAAATTTGATAAATATAAAGCTCCTAAAAATATAGATACGGATTATTCTTCTAATGGAATAAGTAGTGTATTTGATAAATACCGGAGTCCTAAAGCTGTAGCAAAAGAACCACCACCATCTTTTCTTGATAGAGTAGGTCAATTTGGCAAGGGAGCATTATCAGGTTTTATGAGAAGCGGGCTAGCAGAGGGAGCGGATCAATTAGGGGCAGGTGTTATGGAAGTAGCCCCTGGAGTTGTTGCTCCAATCCTGCCGCAATCAGCACAAGTAATGTCCGACACTACAAATCAAGCCCTCGAATCTTTAGATGCCATGAAGCCTCGGGATAACGATAGTTTAGGGAATATTCTATATAAAGCCGGAGAATTTGGAGGAGCTACGGCAAGCCTTCCTCTTCCAACTAGTACCGGAGTAAATGCTGCTAGAAGTGCAATTGGAGGTGGTGGTAAATCTTTGTTAACCAAATTTGCCAAGGATATAGGAACGGGCAGTAGCATAGGGGCAGGCTCTGGATTAATGCAGGAAGCGGGAATTGATCCATTATATGCTGATTTGATATCTAGCGTTGCTACTCCTACTGCTATTGTTAAAAGTAAAAGTCTGTTAAATAACTTTACGAAACCTCGCGAGACACTTGCAAAAATACCAATGAAACTTATGGGATTAACGCCTAAGAGTATGAATATTGAGGCAGCTAGAGCTGCAAGAGATTTAGGCATAGATTTACCTGCAGCAGCAGTTACCGACTCCAAATTAACCGCTTTAGCTGATCAGTACGTGGGAAAAGCCCCTATTTTTGGTAATAAGTTAAAAAATAAGTATACACTTGCCGAAGAACAGATACAAAAAGTCCTGAGTGATATTTTTGATGAAATCGGCCCATCAAGGACACCAGAAGTAGAAGGTCATATTGCAGGTTTATATGATAAAGTAAAGCTTTCATTACCAAGAGATGCTAAAACATTACCTACTAATTTTAAAAAAGCAATTGATAGTATTGAAATAGATACGGCTATTCTTTCACCTGATGAAAAGAGCCTGTTACAATCACTTGAAACTATGAAAAATGAGATTGAACCATTTTCAACAGTGCTAAATCAATATGGGAGTCCCATAAAGTTACCGCTACAAGAGTACGACGTTAAAAAACTAGTCGGTACTAAGAAAAGCTTGAATTCAATTATAAAATGGGATACAGACGCCGGGGTTAAGAATCAGCTTAAGAAAATACAAAAAGCGATTTCACAGGATATTGAGCAGTATGGTAAAACTAACCCTGAGTGGTATGATGCTTTTAAGGAAGCCGATAAGTTATACGGCGATGTTGCAAAAAGAGAAAAACTGGAAAATATACTTGGCCATAAAGCTACGAATTACGCTACTGATAGTCTATCCTATAATGCTCTTGCTAAAGCAATATACAATCCTAAGAACTCTGAATCTATTAGAAAACAACTTACTCCTGAAACTTTTAAAAAAATACAAAAATTAGGCACTGTTGCTAAAGCTATGGCTGTAAAAAGTAAAAATATTCCTAATCCATCAGGGACAGCTACTACCGGTGGGATTAGTGCGGCAATTTTTGGATTGTTTTATGATCCTATTACAACAGCCAAGCTGCTTGGCACTGGATATGGTATAACAAAATTACTAACTGATAAAAAGTTTTTGGATTTAGCTCTAAAATTAGCAGAAAATCCTAATAACCTTGCAACTACTACTGCTTTAAATCATCGCCTTAAAGAAATTACCGGATATTCTGCGGTAGCTTTAAGTAAAAACCTACGGGAAATGAATTTACAAGCTGAGTAACTTTTTAATTATAGGCACAGTAATCCACAAAAAACCTTGATAACTTTGTGAATTAAGCAAGTAAAAGGTTGGATTTTTAAGCTTTTATTGACTGCCTAAAAAATAGGCAATCTTAGTCTGAGTCCTCTTCCTCTATAAGAGTCCATGCCTCACCGCTTAATAATACAGATGTGGTAATGTGCATATTCTCAAACTGCAAAAGAGGATTTGCTTGGGTATTTGTATTCGTAATCGGTTGATGATCGATATTATCTAAATCTAGTGATTCTGGTATTTTACTACCGGAAATTTCAAAGACAGGAGCTTTTTGACGTTTTAGCAATTCAATAATTAGGTTTTTATCTGCAAGCTGTGCTTTTAAAAAAAGTAGTTCAGAGTTTATAGCGGGAGCAGTTTTTATTTCAGAAATTGCTAGTTTATTTTCCAAATCCTGAACAATAAAGTCTTTCTTGAGTAAAGTATTTTCCATTTCTTTTATAACCAACTCTTTTTTATGGTTGTTTTCTTCGAGAGTTTTAATGATATCCTCTCTCTCAAGAATGGTAGTTTCAAGTTGCTCGCAAGAGGAATTTAAAATATTCACCTTTTCTTCAAGTTTGCTCATTGATAAATCTTGATTACGATTAAGATTTGCCAGCTCTCTTAAGCTGTTTTCTTTTACAAGCACAAGCGATTTTTGAACTTCTAATTGATCTCGAATCTCTGCTATGGATTGCTGATGATTTTCTACAAGTAAATCTTTTTCGTAAGTAGCGGTAACGATAAGAGCTTCTTTTTCCTGAATACGCAAACGCTCTACAGCTATTTGATTTTGCAGCTGGGTAATAGTGTTTTGTTTTTCAGTTATAATTAAATCCTTAGCAACGATTCTTTCATTTAAAGTATTACACTCTAAAATTCTTGAATTTAAAGTTTGTTCTGTATTTACAAGACTTGTGCTATTTCTAGCTGTAAGATTAGTTTGAACGGATAACTGATTTTGTAATTCTGTAATAGTATTATTTCTTGAAGCAATGATATTATCTTTTTGAAGTAACGCAGTTCTTAATTGTTCTACCTCAATAAGTAAATTATCACGTTGTACCTGAATAGGAGCTTTTGGTAATTCTTTTAATTTCATATTGCAAACCTTAATCCTGCCGTAACATTATGAACTCCGTAATTGCGGTTGCCGATATTTTCAAGGCCGCCAATCGTTCTAGCTTTATTATTCCCTAGATTAAAATAATTATAACTTGCCTCTAGCGTAGCTGTCTCGCTAATTTTTATGTCTATACCGCCACTTAGTTTGTAAGCAAATTTATAAAACATCTTTTTTGATGACTTCTCTAAAGGGACATAAACTCTATCTTCTGCTGAGAGAGCAAAACCTTTGCCAACTTCTTTTAATGTAGCGACTCCAACTCCCCCACCAATAAAAGTAGTTATTTTACCGAGTTTAAATACATCTTTATATACATTAAGCATTAAACTGTCAGCTTTGGTTGTTACTAATATTTTAAAAATATCTTTGTTCGAATTAGATGAAGTTTCAGCAGTATGAAATTGAAAATAATAATCAAAAAGCAATTCAGTCCTAATTGATTCGTTTAAATTAACGCCTACTCCGAATTCAATTAATGGAAAGCTATTTGTAAGTCTAATTTTGCCTTCAAAATCATGATTGCTGAATTTAACTGTATGAATATGGTTTATTCCTATTCCGGTTTTTACATAATATTTATTATCGGCTAAAGTTAGCCCTGAAAATAATAAGCTAGTAACAGCAATTAAGCTGATGAGTTTTCTAAACATTTTAAGCTCCTTTGTTATTAGTTAATACAAAATCAAGTAGGGCAAGGCTATCGGCCTCATTATCGTCAATGGGAGAAAATCCCTTGTTTTTTACGGCTGTTATTACAGACTGCTTATCGGCATTTCCTTTGCCGGTAATATGTTTTTTAATTGTTCCAACAGGTATGCCGCTGTAGGGTATCCCGTGATGTTCGCACCAGCTGGTCAGATGAGCAACAAATCCTCCATATTTATGGGCAGCATCCACGCCCTTATGCGCTCTTACTTCCTCAAAATAAACAGCATCAATAGTTCCGAGTGTTTGTTTAAAATCGGTAAGCCATCGTTTAAAACGTAAGTATGGCATGCCGCCCCCTTCAAACCTACCTGTTTTAAAACTAGCAGTTCCTGAAGTGATTTTTCCAGAGTTATCGCACGTAGCGAAGCCGGTAGTAGTACCAAGGTCTAGAGCTAGGACTATTAAATTGTTCACTTGGAATCTTCTTTGCTACTAGGCGTTAAATCAATGTTTACTCCTGTTTGTTGTTCTATGACTTTTTCTGCCACTTCTTCGACAGGGTTGTCATCGCCAAGAAAATATGCTGATCCAACACCAATAACAATTATTAAAATAAGAGCTGCCATTTTCATCATACCTTTTTCTTTTTTATTATAGCATAGAAGTCTTGCAGACTTAAAAAATCGCAATTTTTTAAAGATGGTTTAATAAATTACTTATAAATTATTATTATCCTGCGATAACATTACTAAATAAACCTTTTTTGCCCATTCTTCCCAGTTTTTAAAGGCAAGTTCTTTTTCTTTTTTACGTGCATTTTTATAAGGCCCAGGTATACCTTTGCTAGCAAAAGGCTCGATGCCGACTAAATTTTGCGCCCATGCTGCCCATTTTGTTTCATCATGGAGGATTGGAAGAGGGAAATCCGAGTAATCATCACAAACAGTAGCTGCCCAGTATTTAACGCTAATATATTTTGGATAGACGCTAATCATGGCCTACCGTCATCTATTTCAGCTAAAACAAAGGTAGTTCCCATCTGATAACCAGAGCCTATACCTTCTGATTTAAAAGTAAAATTAATGTTTCTTCCCTGTATACGTTCATTAATAGCAGGTATAATAATATTCTCTAGTCCTCTGTCCTCAGTAAGGTCATAAGTAGCCGTTACGGGAGTACTTGCAGGATATTCATATGTATTAATGCTAACAGTCATTTTTATTTTTTTTGTACCGACAATGTTAGGCTCTATTCTTTGTATACTTATATTATAATCAATTCCTGCTACCTGTTTTTGTGGATTAAAGGTAGCATAAGAAATTATAGGTGTGGTAAAGAAGGAAGGAATAGCTTTAACCTGCTGATCTGGTGTTTTATAGAGATTGACCTGATCGTTTCCGACTTCATGTTCCCAGACATAACTATTGGGATCATTAGTATAAGGTACTAAATTCTTTCCTACAGTGTACATATTACCGCCGGTATTATCAAAATAACCGGCTGCCCGTTCTATAGCCGTATCATACCAGGTATTATCTACAACATTATAAATAACTGCTCTGGTACATCCCACATTAGCATCTTTCCCTTTTTCAGGGTAGAACCACCATATTTCATCTCTGCTTACATTTTTTACGCCAAAGACCCTTTGACGTTTACTCATATCGAGCGAGTCAAAAAAAGTCTGACGATTAAGATTATTTTCAAGCGGAAGAACTACGCCATTGAATACAAAAAACCTTTGCGTTCCCGGCCAGTAGAATATTCCGTCATATTCAACTACGCTATTTGAAGATAGAATGGAGCTATCTCTTGATAATACCTTTTTGCTAAAAGAAAGGTCATCAGGATCGCTAGTGGCCTGATTATTGCTACCTGTAGTATTGGTAATAAGAACAACGGAGCCGAGTGTCCAGAAGATTATAGTCGGCGAGTTTGCTCCTCCTCGCCATTCTGCACCATAGATTACTTTATCGGTGCTAATATTAATGGAATATTTATCTTTGAAAAACAGGAAAGGCTTTTGTAAGTGCGTCTCTTCGTTTGACTTTTTTTGAGCAATTGAAGACCACCTAACTAGGCCGTTGTTGCCGTAGTAAAATAATCTACTTCCCACGTAAAGCATTCCTCCTGTTGCCTCCTGTAAAACAAAATCAGGAAAATTTACCTGAAAAAAACCATCGGTAGATTCCTTTGCCAATATGCTAGAAATGGCTTCGCTGCTATTAATATCTGTGTAGTTTTTCATACCCAGACATAATATTATTTGCGTTGGAAGGCTATTGATAATGCTTATTACTACCACAAACTGTGTCAAGGTATTTGTCGGGTTAGGGAATTTTGTAAAGTAAGTTAAGGTTTGACTGCCAATATTGTTATAAGTAGCATCTATTAGGCTATATTTATGTTGCTGAGTAACAAGAGAAACTCCAACTAAAATGTGTTTATTTCCATCACTATCATAGTATATAAGAGCTGCGGTCGGAGTAGAGCTAGGTGGCAACAGTTCAAGTATAGTCTGTATATATAGTACATAATTTCTCATTCCCCCGATATTCTGAGGCTGGCCTCTAAAAAACCTGACCCATTGCCCACGCGAGCAGTAACTTCCTTGAAAAGGAGACCCATCACGTAGTATTCCCGGTTTATAGATAATAGGAAACATCTGTTTTTGCGTAGCCATAAATTACCCTATATCTCTTTTTACGCTGCGATCAATGTAACGATCTTTTGTCAGGTTATTAGAAGCAGTTAAGCTTTCCTGATATAATTTTGTATAGACAGGCATTCTCTGATCATCCTTTAAATAGATAAGAGCCTCTAAAAAGCAGGCATAAAATAGAAGATCAGGGTAGTAGTCCGTTAGTATGTTTGTTTGATTCTGATTTGTAATTAAATTAGGTCGCCCATTATATATTAACCGATAAACATTATTTTGAGCAGGAGTTGGGCTTATAAAAATTCTATCATAAGGCTTAGTATTCGGTTGTATTTTATCGGCATAAAATAGCGGTGGATTATCAATAGTAGCAGTATCGGCATTTGGCCAATAATTTATGCAAAACTCATAACTTCTTGGAAATAAAATTACATTATTAGTAAATAGGGATTCAGGCGTTCCATAGCTTAAGGAAATAGTTTCTTGCCAATCGGGAGGTTTTTGTATATTAGCATTATTTGCCTGAAACTGACCGTCAAATGCCTTTTGAAAACCAAGAGTATTTAGCTCCTTCCAGATTTTCTGCTGTCCCATCTCAATAAAATAGGGAATAGAGGCAGCAAATTCAATGCTACCGCCTCTATTGGCATAAGCTATTATCTGAGCAACAAGAGTATTATAATTCATTTACTAATAAGCTTTTTAAGCTGAGGTAATTGTCTGCCAGGCATTTTTAAAGGTTCTAAGAACTGTGTTGGTAACATCAAAATAAGTGAACCCATTGACTTGGTTACCAGGTACTTCAACGTTTCCCCTTAGCCCGGATGGAAATACAAAAGGTGCTCCGTTAGTAAGGCCTGCTCCGGTGGCAGTTGTATTTATTGAAAGTACGTTTTGCCATATCCCGGCATTATTTACAAAATCAAAAATTTGTAAAAAACCAGTCGTAATATTAAAAATCACAGTACCAGGTTTTACCTTGTATGTAACATTATTTACTACGTAAGGAGTAACATTTTGTAATAAATCTCTCTGAGCGGTAGTAACATTGCTAACGGCAAAGGTAGCATTAGGATTATTAGTCCCTGTGGTTTGATCACTGGTAATGGTAAGACCGCTTAAAGCGGTAATATTTGATAAGTCTGCCATATGTTTCCTTTTTCTTTTTTATTATAACACATTATGTTTAGAACTCTTAAAAATCATGTAAATGGCGGTCTAAGCGTAAACCTCAGATTTTTCCGAAATTTAAATGTAATTAATTTTAAAATTTGCATTTTTGAATAAAAGCCTGAATTTTCAAAGCATCTCGATTGTACTGTTGTTCTGCGGCGGTTTTGATATAATTTAGAGAGTCGGCAGTGGTGCTATCAAGTTCTGTATTTTGTTCCGGATTATAAATTGTGTTAAATCGATAATAAAATAAGTCCTTATTACTTATTTTAGCTCCGTACAAAGAAAGCCAGCTTAACATTTTATTGATAGCCTCCTGAGGACCACTTATTCCTAAAGAAAGTAGATCAAGGAGAAGATAAATATTTTCAAAATTAGGAATAATTGAATTAACTAATAGGTCTATTTTTGTTTTAGTATAATTTTTCTGTGATACTAGAAATTCTTTAAATTCATTCAAAAACTCTTGAAGAAGAGTAGGAGGAGGGATAGGAACAGGATCGAATAAACCAACTGTACCAAGCCCTGTGCCAACTGATAGAACACAAACACTATTGCTTATAGGATTAAGAGCATTGCCTAAAGCATATTCTAGAGCAGTGGGATTATTCTGGAACACTGCCCCGTCAATGAACTTGGAATTTGGAGTAGTATCTTCTGGAATATTAACGGCCGGAAAATAAATAGGAGCAGCGCTTGTTGCTAAAGCTACATTTTGCACAAGATAATTCTGTCCTTCAAGTCCATTAAAACGCATATTGGAATATAAAGTAGGACGATAGGCTTTAATATCAGTGCCAACATCTGGTATTTGTGTTGTATATATTTTGACAGTTGGAATAAGTACGTTGGTTTTTAACTGAAACATTTTAGCTTGCCCGAATTTTGTATTCAGCAGAGCTTTTAAGTTGGTATTTTGATACCACGTTTCTTCACCATATAGAATAGTATTGATTTTTTGAATAGTTGAGACTGGAGGGTAAAATATACTATTCTGGTTACTACTACCGTCATTTAGAGGATTCTGCTGGGCTAAAAATAGCTCGATCATATCATCGGGACTGTAACCGCTTGCATATGCTAAGGCTTGAATACCGCCTATACTTGTTCCGCTAATTACACTAAAATGTTCAAAAATCTTATTTCCCGGAATACCTGCATCCTGACAAAAGAATTTCATGAAGTAGGCAGAAAACAAGCCTTTGATACCGCCTCCATCAAAAGAAAGAATCCTATCAACCTTATTACTATTCATCGTCTTTTTGATTTTGTTCTAGGGGTATAATCTTTTCAATTGATTGGCAATCCGAGATCAACACATTAAGTATTACTGTTAAATCCTGTCCTTTTGGATGATCTGGTGGAATTTTCTTAATAAGGCTATTAGCATCATTGATTGATTTTGTAATTCCCGATGCTAAAGCTATGAACCATACCTGCTGTGTTTTTGGATCAGAACCGGTGAAATAATTAAAGATTTGTCCTCCGATTTGATTAATGAATTGAACGTCAGCCTGTATATTAGCGTATATAGTAGAGTCATTAAAAACGTCTTTTGCCAAACTGTTAAAATATGACAAATCGAGCTGAGTACTAGTGATTAATTTTAGATCATTTAAGTTATTATTTATATCTTTTAAAAAGCCATTCATTTTAATTCTCCAGTATTTTATCGAAGTAATCCAGAAACTTCTTGTTTGACATTATTTATTTCCTTTTTTTAAAGTGATGTTCCACATCCTAATACAGTCATTGTAAAAGAACTTAGTTTAAGTTGAGCTGTCTTATTGATTGATATCCAAGCCTCTACATAGTCATTCGTTGACATTGGCACGAATGCCTGAGTACTTATTTGAGTTTCTGAAAGACTTTGAGGTAAGTTAATAATAGTATTTCCAGCTGGTATTACTGTATTATTTTTATAGATAAAAAGACTGGTTTTCAGATTAGTAACACTAGTAGTTTCAAAATTTAATGAAATTTGTAAGTTTACCAAAACGCTAATAGTTGGTATGCCGGTATAGGTAAGTCTATTGTTAGAACCTGCAAAATCATATAAAAAACCAACTTCAGTAGGAAGAGGAATTTTTTGAACAATATTAGCCGTAGGGGTAAAAAACGCCCCTAACACACTTTGCCATAAAATTCCTCTTGGCACATCACTATAGATAATGTCTTGAGTATTAGGTAAACTAACCCAGTTAACTCCATCAGTATATTCCATTCTCATTTTGTATCTCCTTTTTTAGTTATTTATAATTTACTCTCTGTAGCTGTTATAAACAAAGAGCTAGAGACTCCCTTTGCGAGAAAAATTGTCCTTTCCCGCAAAGAACCCCTTTAAGTTTAAGTAAGGCTAGTGTTAAATCTAAGTGAACCAACAACTGGTGTTGATGGTCTTTGAGCGGTAGTACCAGCTGGAATAGTAACCGATGCAGTGCCGGGCAATACAGGGTTAGAGCTAATACTAACGGTTGCGACATTATTAGTAACCGTTACGGTAATCTGATTTGTTGTACCTAACACAGTATCTAGTCCACTTTTTGCAAGTCTTGCGAAGGTAATGCTATCTGTTCCGACAGTTGCAACGCTTGAGGTAAGCATCCATGATGTTACGGCATTTACTGTCCCACTAATTACATCGATAGTCTTGCCTCTAACCATTTGAGACGGGGAATCAAAGTCGGTAGCTCTTGTTAATACCCAGTTTACAGTAGTTCCACCTATATTAGTTACCGTATATATTCCGTTTTGTAAGGCAGCTGTCTGATCTTTAACTAAAACCCTGTTACCTGCGGCTAAAGTAACTCCATCAATAACAAGTGCGGTTTGCGTTCCTGAATTAGTCAAGGTTGCTCCCACACCTGATGTACCATTTGCATAAGTAGCCGTTAAATTGCTAGTCGTTGCTACAAGAGTTGCGGGCACGCTACCCATGGTGTTTAAAACCCAGTTTTCAGTAGCAAGTGCAAACCAGTTTGTTCCATCAGTAATTTCTGGTTTACCAACTGAAGAAGGTAAAGCTGCTTTAGGATTTTTGTCAATTAGTGTATCTGTCATATTAAATCTTTTGTTTATTTAATTGTTAAGTTAATTTTAGCATAAAATCATAGTGAAGTGTTAAACCTGATCATTCCTGGAATTAAGGTAACGGGTCTTTGAGTATTATTACCTGAAGGCATAGTCATTGATCCATTACCGGGAAATACCGGATCAGGTTTAAAAGCAGTAATAATTGAGTCATTTAATAATCCGCTACCAGTTATATCCCCTTGAAGTTGTAACTCAGTACTTAAAAGGGTATCTAGATATTCTTTTGCTTCTACGGCACTATCGGCAGCTAAAGCAGCAGATGCAGATGCAGCAGTCGCAGAAATAGCAGCAGCGGCGGCAGATGCTCCGGCTGCTCCGGCAAAACCACTAGCAGATGCAGAAGAGGCAGCGGCAGAAAGAGCAGAAGCTCTTGCATCTGTTGAAAAGCTTTCTGCGGCAAAGGCAGAGGCTCTTGCGTTATCGGCGGCATTTTCTGCTTCCTGCGCCCGTTCTCTTGCATAGTCAGCAGAATTATTTGCGGAATCAGCGGAACTCTTTGCGCTATTAGCATATTCTTGGCATTGATCTCTTATTTCCTCTAACTGCTCGCTAGTTGCATAATCCTGACCACTAATTGCAATAGCAAAAGCTCCGCCAACTACAATTTTAGTTATGCCCGTTCCAAGTTCTTCCAGAACTTGTGCATTAGGTAAATTATCATTTTGAGTTTGTATGATGAAAGTAGCATCTTTCGGAGCTCCTCCACCTTGTACAACATCAATAAAAGATAATCCACCGCTACCATCAGTAGCTAATACCTGCTTATCTTTTCCATCTCCTAGTGGTAATCTCCATATCGTGTTTTGAGTCAGTTTTTCAGGAGCGGTAAAACCAACATAATAATCATTAAATGGATTATGCCATTTTAACCTACTGGTAATAATATCTTCAGTATTAGTGATATTGGCAGAGTTAATGCCATTTGCATATATTGTATAAAACTCAGCAGTACCGCCAGTAATATTAGGAGATAAAATACTTTCAAAACTTCCTTCTTTTGCATATAGATAATTAATTGGAGTAAGTCCTTCACCTTTATTAGCCAGTTCTATAAAAGCCGCCTTTTCTCTATCAAATCCAGGATTAAAATTATTAGCCATTACAGTTGATATAATGATTTTAAACGTTCTTCTGTATTTATTTGACTTACATCTTCTCCGGCAAATGTTGGTGATTTGATAACATTATCTTCAGTTGTAAAGTCCACATAATCCAAAACATTTGGTGAATTATTATCACTAGCCTTAGGGCCTTGCGGTGTTTCAATACCAAATGGTCGAGGATTCTGCACGGCTTTTGGGTCGCCTTTTATTTGTGGCGGCCTATTCTGCTCGTTTGGCATGTCTAAAAAAGGTCGTCCGACTATTGCCCCCGTCCAGACTAACTGATTCCCACGCCATTCATATTGCTTAACTAAATCAGACCTGCTAAAAGGAAAACCCGAATAATCGCAAGTGCCAATAGGTTCAATTACATCCTTTCTAACGTAATCTCCCATTTGCGTATTTACAGGAGTGTTCTTTAAACTAGTCACTATATACCTCCAGTTTAAGCGGTACTTCCGTCGTATTATTAATTACTGCCGGATTTAGAGTTTCCTGATACCTCATTTTTAAACCCTCTTCTTTTTCAGGGGCGTATTGTGCTGCTAGCATGCTAGCTAGTCCATATATTAAAGGAGTATAAAAATATGAAGGAATATCAATGCCTTGCGTATAGTTCTCTAGCGTTTCTATACTGCTTTGACCGCTATACATTATTAAATTATACATAGGACTTGGAGTCTGCCATATATAGAGAGATGGAGTACGCTGGTAATCAACATAGTAAATAGTAGGCCGTCCAATTTGCGATTTGTTCGGATAGGATAGATATTCATATCTGGATACCTCGCTCATGGTAGTATCCTGGCTTATACTATTAAAATAAAGTTCTTCAATATCAAGTGTATATCCTCCTGTTTCTCTAATTCTATATGCCCTTGCGTAAATTGGATCAGATATATAAAACCATGAAATTACATGTGCTTGGTATGGATATAATGGAGGAGGAGTAAAAACAGTAAACCAATTTATCGTATCTTGTGATGCTTCTAAAACCAAGCTATATGGACGATTAGAAACATAACTTTGAATGCCGATAATGCTGATTTGCTTTGTTACCCCTAAACCGTAATCATAAGAAATATTGCCGTTTTGAACGTCTTGTGTACATCTTGTCAGCGGATTACCATCAAAAGCATAAGTAGCAATTCCTCCGCCGTTTCCATCATAAGTATTTCCTGTGTTTGATTGGGGTGTTCCATTTAATTGTCTTACATTACTTCTAAGAAATACCTGAAATACTTTAGTAATGTTGCTTGGCAAAGGGTAGGATGCTTGCCCCGGAGTTAAGAAAACAGGATTTAGTTTTAATGTCCATAAGTTAACATTGGAGTTAGTCCAATCGCTTAAGATAAAATTGATAATATTAAGTGCTGAATTATAT